GCACGACATTGTAGTCGTTAGCAAAAATGGGCAAATAGGTGAGATTATAGAAGTTCAAGGATTTCAAATAGCCTTACCGCCTGTGCCTAAGGGTCTTAAGAAAGGTGATGACAAATGGGTTATTGCAGAGTATCCGAAAGAGCTTAAGAACGTTAAAACTATATTTGATTGGAAAGCATATCCAGAAGAGTTCAAATCAAAATGGGGAGGCTACATAGATGAGGAATTTAAAAGAAGAGAGGAAGGTTACTGGTTTTATAACAAAGGCATCCCTACTTATATTTCTGGCACTCATTACATGTACTTGCAGTGGAGCAAAATTGATGTTGGTAATCCAGACTACAGAGAAGCTAACAGACTCTTCTTTTTATTCTGGGAAGCCTGTAAGTCAGATACAAGATGTTACGGAATGTGCTATCTTAAGAACAGACGGAGTGGATTCTCATTCATGGCATCAGGCGAAACAGTTAATCAAGCCACTATATCAGGAGACGCAAGATTCGGCATTCTATCTAAGTCAGGTAGTGATGCTAAAAAAATGTTTACCGATAAGGTTGTGCCAATCTCTCTTAACTACCCGTTTTTCTTCAAGCCCATACAAGATGGTATGGATAGACCGAAAACTGAACTGGCATATAGGGTTCCTGCTTCTAAGCTAACAAGAAAAGGTATACAGGCCAACGAGATTCGAGAAGAACTTGAAGGTCTTGATACAACTATTGATTGGAAAAACACAGGAGATAACTCTTATGATGGTGAAAAGCTAAAGCTTTTAGTGCATGATGAAAGCGGTAAGTGGGAAAGACCAGACAATATATTAAACAACTGGCGAGTAACTAAGACTTGTTTACGTTTAGGTAGCCGAATTATCGGGAAGTGCTTAATGGGCTCTACATCGAATGCATTAGACAAAGGCGGTGAAAACTTTAAAAAGTTATACAACGATTCCGACGTAACAAAAAGAAATAACAATGGTCAAACAAAGTCTGGATTGTACAGTTTGTTTATACCAATGGAATGGAATTACGAAGGTTTTATAGATGAACACGGACAGCCAGTGTTCACAACGCCGTCTGAAGAGGTTTTAAGCCCGTTTGGTGACGTTATTGACGTTGGGGTTATAGATTACTGGAGTAATGAAGTTGATGGTCTTAAACAAGACCAGGATGCTTTGAATGAATATTACAGACAATTTCCCCGAACAACTGAACACGCGTTTAGGGACGAAACAAAAAGTAGCATATTTAATCTCGCTAAAATCTACGAACAGATTGATTATAACGAGGACTTGCGTAATACTAATGTTATAACACAAGGCAATTTTCAGTGGTCACACGGTATAAAAGACACAAGAGTGGAGTTTATACCTAGTCCACAAGGGCGTTTTAAGGTCTCATGGGTCCCAAACGCTGAAGTACAGAACAGACATACCACAAAGAATGGTATTAAACACCCAGGCAATGAGCATATGGGTGCATTCGGATGTGATAGTTACGATATTTCAGGAACGACAGACGGCAAAGGTTCCAAAGGTGCGCTTCATGGACTGACAAAGTTCAGCATGGAAGATGCACCGCCTAGTACATTCTTTTTAGAATACATAGCTAGGCCTCAAACTGCAGAGATATTTTTTGAAGACGTGCTTATGGCATGTGTCTTCTATGGGATGCCAATACTTGCTGAGAATAACAAGCCTAGATTGCTTTACTATTTTAAACGTAGAGGATACAGGGGTTATTCAATGAACCGACCTGACAGATTGTGGAATAAACTTTCTGTAACTGAAAAAGAGATAGGCGGAATACCTAACTCAAGTGAAGACATTAAGCAAGCACACGCCGCTGCTATTGAGATGTACATTGATAAGCATGTTGGCTTAAACTCAGAAGGAGTGTATGGCGATATGTATTTTAACGCTACATTAAACGATTGGTCTAAGTTTGATATAAACAATAGAACAAAGTATGATGCGGCTATAAGTTCAGGGCTAGCTATAATGGCTTGCCACAAAGATATGTACCGGCCACAAGCAGTAATTCAAAAGACAAAATTAAACCTCAAGGTTGCTAGATTCGAGCAATCAGGAGAATTATCGAAAATAATAAAATAATAGTATGGCTAACGCAGTTGTAAATAGTTTTTTCCCTAGCCAAGTAGCTAGTGACCAAGAGAAGATGTCGCAAGAATACGGGCTTAGAGTTGGACGAGCTATTCAAGGCGAATGGTTTAGCAGCAACTCTGGTACTTCTCGATTTCAAAGTAACCAAAATACTTTTCATAATTTAAGACTATACGCAAGAGGAGAACAACCTATACAAAAATATAAAGATGAAATGTCTATTAACGGCGATTTGTCTTATCTTAATTTAGATTGGAAGCCAGTGCCTATATTATCTAAATTTGTAGATATTGTAGTTAATGGAATAGCAGATAGAGCATTTGATATTAAAGCTTACTCACAAGATCCTTACGGTATAAGCAAAAGAACAAGGTACATGGATTCTATTATCCGTGATATGCAAACCAAAGAGCTTAATGAATATGCTCAAGAAGCTTTTGGCGTTAATCTTTTTGAAAATCAACCAGACAAATTACCAGGATCGCAAGAAGAACTGGAGTTGCATATGCAGCTTAGCTACAAGCAAGGCATTGAAATTGCGGAAGAAATTGCTATTAACACTTTATTGGATGGCAATAAATACGATCTTATAAAAAAGCGTACTTATTACGATTTAACAACTATAGGCATAGCGTCGGTTAAAAATAACTTTAGCGAATCTGAAGGTGTAACCGTAGAATATGTTGATCCTGTTAATATGGTATACTCTTATACGGAGTCGCCATACTTTGACGATGTATATTACGTAGGTGAGGTTAAATGGATTCCTTTAAACGAACTTAAAAAGCAATTTCCGTATCTTACCGAAGACGAAATGGCTAATATACAATCCACAGGGCAACAAAGCTATGGTGTATATGATCAAAGCTTAGGTGCTTACGATCAAAGAGATAACAATACAGTACAGATACTTTACTTTAATTACAAGACCTACATGAATGAGGTTTATAAAGTTAAAGAAACAGCAACCGGTGCTACTAAGGTTATTGTAAGAGATGATCAATTTGATCCACCTGTTGAAAACTTTGAAGCTGAGTATGGCAAAATGTCACGTTCGCTTGAAGTTTTATACGAGGGTGTAATGGTGCTAGGCACTAGCATACTTCTTAAATGGGGCATGGCTGAAAACATGATGCGTCCTAAGAGTGACTATAGTAAAGTTAAAATGAACTATAGTATAGTTGCACCTAGAATGTACAAAGGTCGCATAGAATCGATTGTAAGTCGTTGTACTGGCTTTGCTGATATGATACAGCTTACGCATTTAAAGATGCAACAGGTGCTGCAAAGAATGATGCCGGATGGTGTTTACCTTGATGCAGACGGCTTAGCTGAAATTGATTTAGGTAATGGAACAAACTATAATCCTCAAGAGGCTTTAAACATGTTCTTCCAAACAGGTTCTGTTATTGGTAGATCGTTTACAGCTGAAGGCGATATGAACCCAGGCAAAGTGCCTATTCAACCATTACAGACCGGCGCTGGCGGGCAAAAACTTCAAACACTTATACAAACGTATAACTACTATCTGCAGATGATACGTGATGTTACAGGGCTTAATGAAGCACGTGACGCATCTACTCCAGATTCAAGAGCATTAGTAGGCGTGCAGAAATTGGCAGCCGCTAACTCAAACACAGCTACAAGACATATATTAGATTCAGGATTGTTCTTAACCTCTGAAACTGCTGAAAGCTTATCGCTGCGTATATCTGATATTATAGAATACAGCCCCGCAAGAGAAGCGTTTATACAAAAGATAGGTGGATTCAATGTTGGTATACTGGAAGAACTTACGGATTTACATTTACATGACTTTGGTATTTCAATAACGCTAATGCCTGACGAAGAGGAAAAAGCAATGCTGGAAAACAATATTCAAACTGCGTTGTCCGCGGGTTTAATAGATCTTTCAGATGCTATTGATATTCGTGAAGTTAGGAATCTTAAGTTGGCTAATCAATTATTAAAACTTAGACGTAAACAAAAGCAAGAAAAAGATCAGTTAATGCAGCAGCAAAATATGCAGGCACAAGCGCAAGCTAATATGCAGGCGCAACAAATGGCCGCTCAAACTGAAATGCAAAAAGATCAAGCTTTATTTCAAACTAAGGCACAACTAGAACAACTGAAAGGTCAGATAGATACACAAAAGATCCAGGTTGAAGTTGATGCTAAAAAGCAATTGATGGAATTAGAATTCCAGTACAATATGCAACTTAAAGGTATTGAAGTTGAAAATGCAAAGCTTAAAGAAGGAGAAATAGAAGATCGTAAAGATCAAAGAACAAAACTACAAGCGACGCAACAAAGCGAAATGATTGCGCAAAGACAAAACGATTCCGCACCAGTTAACTTCGAATCAGGAGGAAACGACACTCTAGGTGGCGGTATGGGCTTAGGAAGCTTTGATCCTAGGTAATAATTAAAGAGTACTAATTTTATAATATTATATCATGAGTGAAGAAATTAACGAAGAAATGCAACCAGAGGTGGTAGAGCAATCTGCTGTGTCTGTAAATGACGACGGCGATATTAAGCTAGACATGCGTCAATTTAACGAACAAGCTAATGCCGATACAGTCGAAGAAACAGCAGACGTGGTTGCAGATCAACCAGCCGAACCTTTACAAGAAGTGGAAGCGGAAGTACCACAACAACGAGAGCCCGTTCAAAATGAAGAACCCGCTGAAGAAAATGTAACCTTTTTAGAAGAGATTACAGAAGAAGAAGTTGTAGAAGTAACTGAGCAATTGCAAGACGAAGTAGCTGATGCTATTGAAGAGTCAATCGACAAAGGTGTAGACCTTCCTGAAAACATTCAAAAAGTTGTAGACTTTATGGACGAAACAGGTGGTAACTTAGAAGATTACGTTAAGCTAAACACGGATTACGCGTCACTAGATGAAAACTCGTTATTAAGAGAATATTATCAGCAAGCTAACCCGCTTTTAGATAATGAAGATATAAACTTTTTACTAGAAGACAAGTTTTCGTATGACGAAGACATGGACGATGAAAG